ACGCGCATCAAAACGTCAGTGCTGCCGAACGCTTCCGGGATGAAGCTGCCGAAGTCAACGTGCGACTCGACCGCGATGTCAGCGGTGTTGTCGGGGTCGATTTCATCCAGCGCGGCCAGCGCCGGCAGCACCTTTTCTTCGACCAGTTCAGCGGTCAGGCTGATGTCGTTATATTTAGTGCCGATGAGCGACATCGGGTCGCAGCCGGTTTCAATAATCATCGCCATTGCGTTGTGAAGGAGCGTGCCTTCATCCGCATATTTGGACGATGGTTGCGGCGGCATCTGCGCGGCCAGCTTGACGCTGCCAGGGCAGTTGATGACACGCTTGGCGGTGGACCCGCCGACGACTGAGGAGTGCTGCATGATGATGCCTCTATGTGGGTGAGGCGGCAGAATAATTTTTTGGCGGGATGCTTGTCAACATGTTTGTGATGTTGCTACAGTGGGGGCGTCACAACAACTGGAGACGACGACAATGGATGAATTGACCAAGAAGTTTGCAGAGTTTTTGGCGTCTGAATACGGCGTCAGCGGCCCGTACAGCTTTGGCAAGCTGGGCGAGGTCGCCCGCAACGGCTGGCGCGCACAGTACGTTCGCGAATGCGCTGAAGACGTGCTGGACGACATGTCCTACCTCGAAAGCACGCAGTTGTCCGCGCGGCTGGCGGCGGTGTTCGACGCCAAGGACGACCGGGCCAAGTTGGCCGGCTACGCGGCGCTGGGCAAGATGATTGCCGACTTCGCTGCGGCCAGAGCTGACGAGGCCGGTGACCATCACGTTGGTGAGGCGTGGTATCACAACTTTTTCCACGAACGCCGCGAAGAGGCGCGCTACTAATGCCCGCCGGTCACAAAACCAGCACCAAGGGGGTCGGGCTCAAGCTCGACCCGCACGCTGGCCCGATGGTCGGCGACAGGAGCTTTGAGTATTACTTCGTATCGCCGCAGGATTTCCGCGCGGCGATGCAGCGGGCGCGAGAGTTGGAGAAGAAGGGCATGTATCGCCGCGCTTGGCGGGTCCGTTTGAATTTGGACGGCCCGCAGCCGGTCGTGGCGCCGCCGCGCCCCGACGCGCCGCCCGCTGAGTTGACTGAAGCGGAACGTAAGGAACTGCGCCGCAAGAAGAAGCGGCTGAACGAGCTGCGGTTGAAGGCGGACAAGCTGGCCGAAGAATTAGCGGAGCACGAAGATGAGTAGGGTTAAGTTTGTTAGTTCAAATGACCCTGCCGTGCTGCTTTCTTTAGAGGAGGCCGCGCAGGAAATAGCTGACAAGTTGAAGATTTTGCGCGAGGTGCTGCGCGAGGACGCGCTGGCCGAAATGCAAGCTCTAACGGAGAGTGAGTTCCGCGCAAGGGGGCAAGATGAGTAACGACATACTGTGGAAACGGCTGGCCTATTATCAAAGTTTTGCAAATTGGCGTGGGTATGGAGATGAGTGGGTCAAAATGCGCGTGTTTAAGACCGCTGAAGGGGCGCGGGCGGCGTTGGCGGCGGCGCGGGCGGGGTTGACGACGTCGCAAGCCGAAGAGAAGGCAGCGCAAGCGGCGTTGAAGGCAGCGAAGAAAGCGGAGAAGGAGGCGCGGGGTGCGGCGCACGCCGCCGCGAAAACGACGGAGGCGGCGGCGCGGGTGGTGGCGACGATGGAGGCGTGGGTCGCGAAATCGGAAGCGCACGAAAATGAATAACGACACCCCGCCGGTCTGGGACGACCCAGACATGGAAGCCAAACGCCAGCAGGCCCTGCGCCTGCTCGGCACCAAATGGCTGCTGCACCGGGCAAACAGCCCGGAGAAGGGCAACTACAACGACTGGGGGCAGCGCCGTGCTTGAGAAAGTCATTGAGCGGTACTTGGTCCAACGAGTCAAGGCGCAGGGCGGCATGGCGTATAAGTTCGCCAGCGTCGCCCACCGAGGCGTCGCCGACCGGGTAGTCTGTCTGCCCAACCAGACATGGTTCGTCGAACTCAAAACAACCGGTGGCCGGCTGTCGGAACTCCAGAAGGTGTTCCGCGAAGACATGCTGCGCCTGGGGCAAAACTACGTCGTCTTGTGGACGAAGGAGGATGTGGACCAGTGGCTAGAATCCTTATAGCGTGCGAGTACAGCGGCATCGTTCGCAACGCTTTTGCGGCGGTTGGGCATGATGCGTGGTCGTGCGACATCTTGCCGACCGACACGCTAGGGCAACATTATCAATGCGACGTCCGTGAAGTTATCGGGGGGGGATGGGACTTGATGATTGCCCATCCGCCTTGCACCTATCTTTGTGCCAGTGGACTGCACTGGAACAAACGCCGCCCGGAACGCGCGGCGCTCACAGAGGAGGCGTTGGATTTCGTGCGCTTGCTGCTGGACGCGCCGGTCCCGCGCATCGCGCTGGAAAACCCGATAGGTTGCATCAGTAGCCGCATCCGCCGGCCCAACCAGACCATCCAACCACACATGTTTGGGCACAACGCCAGCAAGGCGACTTGTCTGTGGCTGAAAGGATTGCCGTTACTTACCGCAACTGAACATGTGGCGCCCAGGGTAGTTAACGGACGCCCGCGCTGGGCGAACCAGACCGACAGCGGTCAGAACCGGCTGTCACCCAGCGAAGACCGCTGGAAGCTACGCGCCGAAACATACGCCGGAATCGCGCAGGCAATGGCCGCGCAATGGGGACCACTATGCAACTAAGACCCTACCAAACCGCAGGCGCCGCCTTCCTGCTCGACACGCCGCGCAGCATGGTGCTGGCTCCTGTAGGGGCCGGCAAGACCGCTATGACGCTCACCGCCATAGAGCGCGCCCTAAGCACCGGCGCCGCGCGTCGAGTGCTGGTGCTGGCCCCTAAGCGAGTCGTCACCGACGTCTGGCCGGTCGAGGCGCCCAAGTGGGCGCCCGGTCTGACGCTGGCGGTGGCCATAGGCTCACCCGGTGAGCGACTGGCAGCGCTGGCGTCAGACGCTCAGGTGGTCGTGACCAACTACGACAACTTGCAGTGGCTGGCAGCGCAGCGGCTGAACTTCGACGCCATCGTGTTCGACGAACTGACCCGGCTTAAGAACCCATCAGGCGCCAGGTTCAAGGCGTTGGAGAAGGTCATCGAGCCGATGAATATCCGCTGGGGCCTGACCGGCTCATTCACCAGCAACGGGCTGGAAGACGTGTTCGGCCAATGCAAAATCGTGGACCAGACACTGCTGGGCCGGTCCAAGGGCGCGTTCCTGCAACAGTACTTCTACTGCGTAAACCGTGAGCATCAGGAGTGGACACCCGTGCCGGGGTCGCTGGAGAAGGTCATGGCCCGCATCAAGCCGGCTACCTTCCTGCTCGACCCCGGCGACTACAGCGACACGCTGCCGCCGCTCCACACGGTCCCGGTCGTCACCCAGCTATTCGACCGCGCACCCTACGATGCGATGAAGAAGAACTTCGTCGCCATCTTCCCCGACAGTCGGGCGCTGGCGATTAACGCCGCGACCGTGACCGGCAAGCTGCAACAGATGGCGTCGGGGTTCGTCTACGGCGACACCGGCACCGAGTGGTTCAGCAACCACAAGCTGGTGCGGCTGGACGAGTTGCTTGAAGAAAATCAGTACGCGCCTACAATAATCGTTTACAACTATCAGGCTGAACTCGCCACCCTTAAGGCCCGCTACGGCGCTCGCGCCGTGACGCTGGAGGATGACCGTGCTATCGAGCGCTGGAACGCTGGTAAAGTCGAAATCCTCCTGCTGCACCCCCGGTCAGCCGGACATGGCCTTAACTTGCAGCATGGCGGGTGCAAGATGGTTTTTCTGTCGCTGCCTTGGTCGCTGGAACTCTATGAGCAGACCATCGGACGGCTGCACCGCAGCGGGCAAAAGCACGCGGTCTGGTGCTACGTCTTTATGGCCGAGCAGACGATAGACGAGAAAATCTGGGCTGCGCTAGCCGATAAGCGCAGCGTGTCGGACATTGCCCAGGAGGCACTTAAATGATGACGTGGCGCGAACTGTTGGCGAATCTGCCAACAATGACCGAAGACGAAGTGAAGCAGATGCTGGACGAGGAGTGCGCCGGGGCTCGGCGCCTGACCATCATGCTGCGTCTGCACCAGCGCTACTGCACAGTGCGGATGGAGCGCGAACGCAAGGCGATGCTGGCGTGAGCGATACGGTCAATCATCCCCCACACTACACCGCAGGCGGCGTCGAGTGCATTGACGCGCTGGCGGCGGCCACCGTCGGTTTGGAGGGCATCGAAGCGGTCTGCACCGCCAACGCCATCAAGTACCTGTGGCGCTGGAAGCGCAAGGGCGGGGTCGAGGACTTGCGGAAGGCCCGCTGGTA